CTGCAAAGTCGGTAAACCCAAGTTTCTCAGATATCCAAGATACCACATCTTTTATCATGTTACCGATTTCACCGAAACTCAAGAAGAATCCTTTTACTGCACCGAGTAATCCGCCTATGATACCGTCCTCTTGAAATCCCTTAAACGCACCTGTTATAGTATTCCATATGGTGATGATGGGGCCAAGTAGTTTACCGAAAACTTTTCCGAAAGAAAATATTTTAGTGAGCAGTGGATTAGATCCCACACCTTTGAAAACTCCAGTAATTTTACTAACCCAACCACTGAAGAATTTTCCTAGGTCACTAAAAACATCTGCGACTCTTGCGCCATCTTTACCAAGGTTTAAGAATTTGGCAGTGGCAGAACCTATAGACTTACCGATAGAACTAAAGAAATCTTTGAATAGTTTGAATTCTTTTTTCCATCCATCTATCTGTGTTATGAAAGACTTCTTAAGAGAAGACCATCCAGCAGATATTGCATTAGTAATAGGATTTCTTTTTAATATATCCTTAACAATTTCAAACGATACTTTAAATATCCCAGCAATGTTGTCAAATAAATTAAAAATTGAGTTTATTAATTTACTTCTGCGTAAAAACTTAATAGCTCCAGCGAATATAGCAGAAATACCTGTAGCGAATAAAGAAATACCCTTTAGAAACGCTTTTCCGAACATCGCGAGTATTTTAACTTGAGATTTAACAAACCCAACAATAAACCCACTAAGGAAAGCAAACGGCGCAAGTAGTCCAAGACCACCTAACCCAATTTCTAGATTATTTGCAGATTTCTTTTCAGGAGTAGTGTTGTTTGCAATTTGGTCTAGTGCGTTAAGAGTCCTCTCCTGCAATACTCCATCTTCCTTTGCTTTTTCAAGCGCAGCTAAATTATTACCAGTCAATATTTCTGCAATATACTGTAGTTGATCGTTCATCACGAACGAGTTCGCGTCGATGTTATTCAAGTAGTCGTTAGACATAGAGATTCTACTATCAACCTTAACAATGTTCTGGTTGAACTCCATCATCTCTAATACCACATCTTCTAATAATCGAGTTTGTTCATTTTCCATATGTTATCTTCCCCAAGACTGTTGTCTTATTTTTGCGCGTTCTTCTTCTTGCTTGACGAACTCAACTAGTTGCATAACATATATTTCTCTCTCCCAAGGCATCATGGTATCAAGTTCACTTAGTGAATAATTATGATGCTGCATCATTGCAAAATTCGTCTTGTAGTAGTTTACAAGAGAATCATGAGAGAGACTTATCCGAAAAAATTCGCAAGGCCCTTTATCTCAAATTCATTAACAGTTCCGCAACTTTCGCAAGTGTATTTAACGTCATGTTTAAGAGCAGGCATGTTTCTAAAGAATACTTCAATTTTCTTAAACTGTTCACTACTCAAAGAGTCAATAAATGCTTGTAGTTCTTGAGTACTCGAATCTTTAGCGGGATATACGTTGTCTTCGTCGAAAATCATTTCAATTGACATGATAATCGTTTTCATAATTGCTTCTACGCCTTCAAGTGATCCTATCTTTTGAGCGTCTGCTACTGAGGGATACTTCATCTTGATGCCAACTTTGTCTGTTAACATAATCTTACTGTTTACATCACCAGCAGTAACTTCTAGTGTATCTAGATTAAGTTCATACTCATTACTTGTAGAACAATTGGAACACTTCAAACCGATTTTAGAAACCTCACCGACCGACTTTGCTCTTAATTTTAAGAAAATATATTCAAGGTCGAATGTAGCAAGTTTTTTAATATCAATTTTACCAAAGGTACATGCTTCTATGACATCTTGCACAGCGCGTAAAATTTGTTCTTGGTTCTCGCTTTCCATAGCGATCATCAACACTTTTTCTTCTTTAACTAGGTAAGGTCTGTATACTACAGACTCTCCAGTAGAAGGGATTTTTACCGAGTACTTCGGCGTTTCAATAATTGGTAATGCCATTATATTTTCTCCAATGGGTTATGTAATTCAATCAATAGTATTTATATCGTTATCCTATAAGAGACTTGATTTGACTAGTAGTTGCTCCGATAGTTTTTCCGATTCCACCAAGCACACCAGTAACAGAGTCAACAAGACTTTCAACTTCAAAGTTTTCATAGGTCATGGTGACAGTAACTTTCTGTACGGAATTCTCCGCAGTATTATCTAATGATACAGCATTTATATTAATTGGATACGCTTTTTCAAGTTTAACGGTGTATATAGGTATGTTCTGTTTGTTTAGTTGAGCAATTCTAACATCAGTTGTATAACTATCTTTGTAACGCATCGTGTAGTTGGTTGTATCGAATGCAAGACCCAACCACTTATCAAATATCTTGCGCATATAATAATCACCAGTCAAAATGTATGTAAAGGTAATATCCTCATTGATGAAAGAGTATGGTATCTTAATAGACTGTTTAACGTTTTGGTATTCTGTAGTTACGATTCCTCTTCCTGGTAGAGTGCAACTTTCACACAGTAGGGAGATATCTCGAGGGTCGTTAATAAATGCACCTAGACTCAGGTTACCACTCAATGCACCAGTTATTAATGCACCAGCGTCAAGGTTTAATAAACTCCCTTGAGGAGGTTGCATGAAAACAGCAAACCTATTTGTTTGCGCAATACCTTGCCTTTTATTAAACACGCCTTTAAGATCATCGATCCCACTTCCCAATATTGACATATTAGTTTCCTCTTATTTGTTTCGTAGAGTCTTTCCAGACATCTCGTTTATTAGCCTTAGCAAACTGTTCTGTAGGTAGGAAGATAGCAATTTCCCACTCAGGTGGTTGTACCATTACTATCTTAGAATCTATCTGACTTGTTAAGTAATGTTTAAAACAAGGTTGGAACTCTCTATACTTTCTAACAGAACTTAATAAGTCGTATCGCATCCTGAACCTAGTTGTATCATCGAATTTTGTGTTGGTTAGTGTATCACCTAATTTATCCAGAAATGCTGCACGAGTTGTTGGTTTTAGGTAATGGAGATTCAGTCCGTAGAAACCTCCTGGAGCTTTGTCGACCATAATTGTTAACGGAAACATATCGTAGTATGGCAATTTTTCTCTGTGTTTTGGGTCATAGAAATACATGTACATATTACCCCACACAGCACGGCTCTTCCTTATGAGTGCTTCGTCTTGCAGTAGTTGAGTTCTATTAACCTGACCAAGTTCTTTAACTTTGTTCTTAAACCATACTCGCGCGTCATCAGTTCTAGCTTGGATACCAGACCTGAATGCCTCTTGCTCTAATTTGTTAAATAATGATGCCAATTTATTTTCCTAGTATTTTTATTCCCATACCTCTTAAGGTATCTTCTGTCCACACAACAAACTTCCACCCTCTGGTCATACAATATTCTTCAGCAGCATCCCACTTAGATTGATTCTTGACATATGTCATAACCTCAGTAATATACTTCTTTGTTTTCTTAGAAGGTTGCTTTGGCGGAGTAGTTTCTTTTTTAGGTTTTATCTCTATTAAGTAAGTAGTCCCATTGGTAAGTTTAACCTTAACATCTACAAAATATCTATGAATCTTGTTATCAGTCTTACATCTATAGGGTATTACGGTTTCTTCAGAGTTCCACTTTATTACTTGTTCGTTAGACTCGCACCACTTGAAAACTTGTAGTTCCCAAAGAGAGCGGTAATACACCTTTGTATAATCACCTTCATATTTTCCAGGATTTTTAACTGGATATCTACCCGAATATGCCATATAAATACTTAATAAGGTTGTTCACTTAGTAATATTTATAAGAGAAATTCATGTCAAATAAAATAGCGGATTATAAGAAAAAGAGTAAAGCATCTTATGAATTCCCAATAGGAACCATACGGTCTCACCCAAGGATTAGCATCATCGTATTGGATCGGAGAAGTGAATACCCTATGGAACTGATACTACCTATTCCACAAGGATTGCCGATACAAGATGGAATTTCATACAGCAGTACTAACTTAAATCAAGTTGGCGCAGCGGCACAAGATGCAATGAGCGGACTTGGCAGCGGGGCAAGTATGTTAGATGTAGGCAGCAAAACCATTGATAACATGAAAAATAATCTGAGTGGACAAAGTTCAACTACTACAGCGGCAGCATTGACACAGATTGCAAATTCTGCTGGGCTTGCGGGAAGCACTGCAAAGTCTATTGCGGATGCAGTTATGTATAATAAAAGATCACTGTTGAATCCTAACCAAGTAACAACATTTAGCGGAACCAATGTTAGGTCATTTTCATTCGAGTTTAAGTTCGTATCCATTTCAGAGGAAGAATCTCTGATGATCAGGAATATAATCGAACGTTTGCGATTAAATGCATATCCTAAGGGAAATCAAGTTATATTATCATATCCTCCAGAATTCATGATTCATGTTTTAGACAAAAACGGCGAGCGAAACAGATATTACGGGGCAATTGATAATTGTTTCTTGATGAATATTAGTACTGCATACAATACGATTGGTAATAGTTACTATGATGATGGCGCTCCTCTGGATGTTTCTTTGTCTCTAACCTTCCAAGAAACCAAAGCTCTCACTAGAGATGATATTATAAGATTACAAAATAGTGTAGAATCTAATAAGGGTGGTATATAATGTCTTTCTTCAGAAATTTTCCAAAGGTTAATTACGACTATTTCGGTAATGGAGTTCAAAGTAAAGTTATTGACATCTTCAGGTTTGTACAACCCGCAAAGGATTTTAAGGACGAACTAGGTGCATATAGTTTTTATGAAGTACAAGAAGGTGATAGACCTGATGTAGTTTCACAAAAGTTATACAATACACCAGAATATTACTGGACATTTTTTCTGGTCAACGAACATCTGAGAAATGGTATTAGTGCATGGCCATTGTCTTCTGATGAGTTTAATAAATTCATTGACGAAGAATATTCTGGAATTGTTATAACATGCAGGCCTCAATATAACTATGATGGCGATGGGTTATTACAATCGATTGAGAATTCAGTTGCAGGTAAATTCAGAATAGGGGAGCAGGTCGTGGGATTCCTAAGCGGCGCTACTGGTTTTATAGAAAGCAAGGATGCAACTTCGCAACAACTTGTGATTCGTGATGTTCAAGGTGTATTCAGAAAAGAAGAACTTATACGAGGAAACTCCACGGAAGACAGTATAGAATCATACGAAGTTTATGATAGACAACTTGCACCGCGCCATTATGAAGATGATAAAGGTAGAATTGTAAATAGTTCTATACATATATCAGGAGGTACTCCACCACAACAGCTGAACCTAATAACAAACAGAGAATTTGAAGAAGAATTAAATAATCAACGGTCAAAGATACGGGTTATTCGTGAAGAGTTCATTTTCGAATTTGCTGATAGATATCAAGAATTGCTTAACAGATGATAAATTCAGGTTTAAAGAACGGGAACAGTGCAGAAGGTGTTATACCTTCCTCGTTTACTATATCAGAAATTTTAATCACAAACTGCTATGGTAAACAGTTTGATATTAAAGCACTAGTGACTAAGACTACTATCGTTGAGAGCATATATTCATTTGCGTTAACCGCTTCTTTAGATATAAGAGACACGGTAAACTTGTTTGAAGAAATACGAATTTCTGGGCAAGAGAAGATAGATATTATTATACAGAAACGCGATAAGGGTAAGAAAGAAACTGTTAAGGTTAAACTTTCTTTCTACGTCGCAGAGATTCCTGTCTATGGTAAGATAAAAGACGCAATACAAGGTTATACTTTATCTTGCGTGGCACGGCATGCGTTCGCTAATCATGTTACAAATATTTCAAGAGCGTTTTCTGGGTCATTAAGCAAGCAGCTACAACGCATAGTTTCGGGAGATCTTGACTACAACGGAGTTGTCGAAAATACTGCTCCTAGTAAGGGTAATGTTAAGTTGATAATTCCTAATATGAAACCGTTCACTGCAATGAGTTGGTTATTGCGTCATGCATATTCTGACTCTGGCGCGCCCATATTTGCATATGATACTATGGATGGGTTTAAAATAGTTGCTTATGAAAAATTAACAGAGCAAATTAGTTTGGGTACATATAAGTTTTCTTTTATGCAAGAGGATAACCCATATACAGTCGAAGGTTTTGGTGAGCAGAAGTATAAAATACTTAACATGGCAAGTAACTTAAACAGTTCCAAATATATTCAATCTAACAGAGGTGCATATTCTTCTCTGACAAAAGTTATTGATATTTCGACTAAAAAATACTACGAAGTACCATTTGACTATTCTTCACAATTTAGAAACACCCCCAAAGTTTCTAACGGTAGTATGTCAAATCAATTGATATCGAAAGAGTTTAAAGTTAAAGATCAGCCCTTGAACCTTTTACACGACTCTTTGAATATATTCATCAACGAAAACTCTATGGCAATGGGCAACCAATATGGCAACTACCATCAACCTTCAGTATACTCGGTCGCGCATCATCAATCTATGCTTGAGAACTTAGACAGTATTAAACATACTATTACACTAAATGGTGATTTAGAGTTGTCAGCTGGTAGTAAAATTTCTATTCAAGCCCCTAAGTCAATTGATCCACAAGTGTATAAAAAAATTAAAGAAAAAGATTCTAAGAAATCACATATCAACGACATGATGATATCTGGGGATTATTTGATCACAAGTGTTAGTCATACTTTTAGCAATAAATACATTTGCGAATTGAATATCAAACGCGACTTTAGTAATTATAATTTAGACTCAGCGGATTAATACAGTATGTCATCATTTTCAGCAGACCAATATATCGGTGGACAATTTACTTGGTTCACCGGAGTAATCGAGGACAGAAAAGACCCAGAACAGATGGGTAGGGCGAGAGTCCGTTGCTTTGGTTTTCACACAGACTCAAAGGGTTTGATCCCTACAGAATCACTTCCATGGGCGACGGTATTGATGCCGAATACTTCTTCTGGAGTTTCTGGTATTGGTTCATCACCACACGGGTTAGTTGAGGGGTCATGGGTTGTTGGTTTCTTCCGTGACGGCCCATCAGCACAAGACCCTATCATACTAGGGTCTATATTAGGATACCCAGTACAGAAGAACCCTAGCAGTCGGGGATTTACCGACCCAAATGGGGTGTTTCCAAAGTATGCAAACGAACCTGATGTGAATAAACTCGCTCGTGGACAGAATACGGTGGCATATACCGCAGATGTTTCTATCGGAGAGCCTGCTTCTCCATACGCAGCACAGTATCCTATGAACAAGGTTATTGAAACCGAGTCTGGTCATAAGATAGAATTGGATGATACTCCAGGCGCGGAACGAATTCGTGTCGTACACAAGTCTGGGTCATTTACAGAGATGCACCCTAATGGTGATGTAGTCCATCGACAACTTAATAAGTATGATGTTATTCTTGCAGATGACCAGTGTCATGTACAGGGTAAAGTCAATTTAATTGTAGACTCTGATGTTGATTGGTATGTGCGCGGTGAACTAGATATATTTTCAGCGGGGAATATGTCATTCAAATGTGGTGGTAATATATCATTTGACGCAGCAGGTGGTTACTCGGAATCTGCTTCTACTATTAATATGAATACCGACGCAGCAAACCCATTCTCTCCAGAAGCACAACGATTAATATTAGCTCTTGCCGGTTCTAACGCGGCATTCGATGATGACTTCGAAGAAACTGTAGCTGAAAGGCTGGTTTCTAAAGATATTCCACAACCACTAACGATAATAAGAGACACAACTCCAGAAGTTATAAACAAACCAGTTGAAATTACTTCTTGTGAAGGTGTCCCTGATGATATTAGTGGAGATGCATTAGATAATTTCAAGTTATCTTCTAACTTTACCGTCAGTGCAATTTCTACAAATGCTCTATTTAAACACAAAGTAGTTGCTCAACACGGATTATCTGTAGTAGACATTGTGTGTAACATGAAAGCATTATCCGAGAATGTGTTAGAAAAAGTTAATGCAAAGTATCCAGGGTTTAGAATTAATTCTGGATTCAGAACATCCACAGGCGGAACTAGTCAACATGAACGCGGTATGGCAGTTGACATACAATGGGCAGGTATTAGTAATAAAGAATATCTTGCTCGTGCGCAATGGATTAAATCAAATGTCACATTTGATCAGCTTATATTTGAACATGGTAACTCTATCTGGTTACATTTAAGTTACGATAGAAATCGCGTAATTCAGAATACTTCTCAACGCAATCGTTCTTTAACATATTATCCAAAGGTATCTCCTAAATACAAACCTGGAATTACATTATATTATGCATAACTATATAATACAATGCCAGCAGTAGCAAGAATAGGTGATCCTACCACAACAGGACATGGATGTGATGCCACCACTACGGTGATAGGTGGTTCGGGGAATGTGTTTGCTAATGGGATCGGAGTAGAGCGTCAAGGAGACCCTACAGCGCCGCATACGATCCTTGCGGGTAGTGTATGCGTACCCCACGGCGCTGTAATCAACGTGGGGTCTCCTAATGTCTTTACCAATGGTATTCCTACTGCAAGAGTTGGTGACTCCACCGACGGAGGTGCTATCACTGCTGGGTCTCCTAATGTGTTTGCAAATTAAACCTTGCCAATATTCCAAAAATAGTGTATAATATTCATTGGTCCAGCAGGGTAGTAGCTACAATATAACATATAAATAATAGTATGAGCACAGAAATACTATCAGACTTTAACGTATCAGGACAGAGATCAGCAATTGTTTCTAGAGGTAAACAATACGCAGACTTAGACTTATCTTTGATACCACACCCTAATAAAAAGGATATCATTCCTTTAACAGACGTTGATGCTGTTCGTAATTCGGTTAAGAACCTAGTTATGACGAATAGATATGAACGACTATTTAACCCAGAGTTAAGTTCTGGTCTAAAGCAATTGTTATTTGAAAACTCTGATTCGCACACAATGTACCTTATCAGAACTTATATAATAGAAGTTATAGATACTTACGAACCTAGAGTAAGTGAAGTTAATGTTATAGTGCAAGACGATTCAAACAACAACGGATATAATATAACAATTGCGTTTAATGTTATATCAGTTAATACAGAATCCGATATTCAAATATTTTTAGAGAGAACCAGATAACATGGCAGTCAACTTAAATGTAACAGAATTAGATTTTGACTTAATAAAATCTAACTTAAAAGATTAT